AAGTATCTTGTTTCTGCAACACCAGCAATATCGACAAGAACAGAACTTGCTGCTCCTGGGATTCCAACTGCTTCCGCAGCACCAGACAGAATACTGAAGCGACCAGATACTTTGAGAGAGACTCTGATTCCAGTAACAACTTTTTCGGTGTTGTATACTGTAAGTGTTCCAGAAGCATCGTATTCTGCTCTGCGTTGAGCAACACCCGTTCCAGATAGAGTAATTGTTGCAGTTTCTTCTGGAGTTTGAGCAATGAAGGATTCTTCTGCCGTACCAACCAGAGTTTGAGTTCCAGCAACGAGTTCTGCAGCAGTAACAGACTCTGCAAGACCCGACATTGTGTAGAGGGATCCAGAACCAACTTCGGAGAATGTTGTTGCTTCGTCGGATGCAGCTCCACTGATTTGATAGAGTCCACCAGAACCTTCGATTGTGATAGTTCTTTCTCTGGTCTCTCTCTTCTCAGTGGAGATTGTAATAGTTCCAGAAGTTCCAGGATCTCTGTCATCACCATAGTATCCGAAGACCCTGTTGAATGTCTCAACACCAGAACCAGCAAAGGTGAAGTCATCGAATGGACCACCAATTTCAGTTGCAGGTGTGAATCTTTCATCAGCACCGACTTCATAAACACCATCATAATCATCAGGAACATCAGTTCTGATACCAACAATGTAGATAGTACCAGAGGTATTGATAGGAGCATTGGTACGACCAATAGCCTTTCCACTGAGTAGGATTGGACCTTCATTACCAGGATAATCAGGTAGATATCTGGTAGTAACGATACCTGGACCTGTTCCATCTTCGTTGAGGCCACCACCAGGCGAGAATGTAAATCCAGTCTCGATACCGATATTTCTGTCGATACCGTAGTGTGGAGTAAAGTCGATATCTGGGTGGTTGAGTTCCCCAGATAGTCTGAGAGTTGCCTTGAGAGTTTCTGCAGCAAATCTGCGTCTCTCGGTAATTCTCGTTCCGTCGAAGATGTGTAGATAAGTACCTTCTGGTGGATCTCCACTGAATTTCTCTGTGGAGTAACCTGTAATGGTTGTGATACCAGAAGCAGGAGGAATGATGATCCTTCTGTATGTGGTAAATCCAACAGCATCGGTCTTGCTGAGAGTAATGGATCCAGAACCAATGAAGTCCTTGGTAACACTCTCGCTTCCAATACCAGAAACTTCGTAGAGAACTGTATTCTCTGGAGTCTGAGCAATGTACTTCTCTGGAGAAGTAGTACCGACAAACTCGAATAGTGTGGTGTTGCTGCTGGCAACGGCAACTCTCTCGACACCAATTCCAGTAACAACAAGTGTACCAGAACCATTGAATTTTGGAATCCACTGAGTGATAGCAAGTGGACTTGCATCGACAAGATGTGGACCAATTCCAAATGGGTAACGAGTAGGTTCGTTGGTCTCCGAGTTGACCCAACCATAATCGATGTATCCTTTTCCAATATTGGATTGGTGACTGAATCCTGTGTAATGTGGATACAGATATTGATCGTAGTCTGGGCCACCAACTGTGCTGTCCCCAACTTGACCAAAGTCCTCAGAGTTAACAGTATTACTGAGGTCAACAGAGTATACATCTGTCTTATCAAAGGATGGTAGTACACTAACACCACCAGATCCTTGGTCGTATGTTAGACCATTGTTACTGAAGAGTACATCTTGGTCATATCTGTTAGTCTCATCATCAAATGTCTCAGTACCGACTGCCTGACCTTGAACTCCGAGGTCGAATCCAAATCCTGGATCTCCATCGATCTCACCCCAGTTCTCATCAACAGGACCGTAGAAGATGGAAGACTCATTGTAAGAATCAGTGTTCTTCTCACTGGTAGCTGCACCAACAATAGTGATGAGACCACCAAGTTGATCATCTGGAAGATCAATAATTCTTGCATAAGTCTGACCAGGAGCTCTTCCTGTTCTGAGTGTTGCAATACCACTTGCACTTGGAGCAGGACTGAAGACCTGATCCGCAGTACCACCAAGATAGGAGTAATCTCCTTGTAGGTATGCCTTAGTGACAGATTCACTAAGACCACCGATTGTGAAGAGACTACCAGAACCAATCTCGGTTGCAGGGGTGATGGATTCTCCACCAATACCACTGAGTGTAAATTCTCCTTCCTCACCAAATACTGTGTGTTGAGGAGCCTGACTGAACCAGTTGTAACCAAAGATATTGATTCCAGCCTTGTAGGTGGAAATACCAGTAATACCAGAAGATTCGTAGTCGTATGCTCCGACAGCATAAACATCGTCGGAAAGACGAATGGTGAGGATACCAAGAGTTCCACCTGTTTGAACAACAAGTGAAGTATCTCCTTTCGACAGAGAATCGACGTTTGGATAGTGTTCTCCACCCAGTTGAACGTAGTTGAACTCTCCGAGTAGATATCCCCAGTTCTCTGCAACCTTTGGTATTGTCTCGTCGTTCGTTGCGATTGGGCCCCAATCTTCCGATTGTTGAGTCGGAGGAATGACACTAATGAGACCCCAATCATATTCTTCTGTTGCCTGTTCTCCAGTTGCAGATACCCAAGAAGGAATGAATAGCGTTCTATCACGCAACAATCCTCCACTGAAGTTGAAGAGATTTGTATTCTCTTCGCTCTTAACAGACTGTAGATTGGTATATCCACCAGAGACATTAAACAGTACAGTATTGGATTTATCTCCACTACCAGTAACAATACTGATGTCAGATACAGATCCAGTAAGTCTGACAGTAAGTTTGCGTTCTCCAGCCTGAGAAACAATACTTTCATTAGCCGATCCAGTCTGATTAAACAGAACTGCATTATCAACTGTTGCAGGAGTAAAGGATTCTGTTGCAGCTCCAGAGACTGTAAGTTTGTCTCCAACGCCGAATACTGTACTTTGTGGTGCCTGGCTGAAGAAGTTGGTTCCAGAGAACGTTGCTGTACCAGATCCAGAGTATGCAAATCCAAACTCTGGGGCTTCCGCAGCAGCATACTTGAAGAGACTTCCAGTACCCTCGTATGCATATGGGAAAGCTTCTTGAGCACCAACCCCAGTTGCTTGATACTGATGTAGGAAGAGTCCGCCACCAAGTTTTCTTTCAAGTACTCCTCTATCTTCATTTTCGATAGGAACAGTAGGAGTTGTTCTTACCGAGTATTCAATAGAAGATACTCCCCAATGATCATAGTTGGCACTGTTAGATGCATTAGGTTGTCTAAGTCTATAGTAATAATATCCTTTATTGGATGCACTTAGTGGTACTTCTACTTCTGTTAATTGATCTAGAGTATCATCATCCCATGCACCAACAGTAGCAACGGAAACCCAAGCAGATCCCGTCCATCTATCTAAGTAAAGGGATTCTGAGGTACTATCTGGTCTTTCTCCACCATTAGACCAATTACCCCTAATTACCTTAAACTTGATAGAGTCTGAATACTCGGTATTAAATCTCCACCAGAAATATCTTTCTCCTCCAGCAGATCCAAACTTAAAGTGATCTCCAATGGCAAATCCACCATTGTTGCCATCTCCAGTACCATTAGAAGCAACGAATACGTTACTTGCATTGTAATTGTAAGTAGCAGTAGCAAGTGTAGGTGCGTCTAGAACTGTTGGGGTATCAACAGTAATAACTCTGGTCGTAACGGAGAGTAGACCAAAGTCTTCGGAAGTAAGTTGATCAGAATCACTAAAGGATCTATCCTTAAGTTTAGTCTTGATTCTGTCAAAGGTAAGGTCATCATTATCAGAGAACTTGCCACCGAATTGAGCGGAGACAAATCCGTTGTCCTCCAGATCGAAGATAGCATCGACTGGACGAGCATAATTTTTAATAAGGGCATCAACACTTCTGCCTTTAATCTTGGCAGAGTTCTTGATAATTGGAATATAAGCGTCTTGATACGGCGTGGTCGTCGTCCCACTAAGTGTGAGAGATCCAGTTGCGGACCACGGATATACGTTAAATTCTGCTGTAGCTGCACTGGCAGTATTGAGGAGTGTGCCAGATCCGCTGTAATTTCCTTTTGTGAATTTGAGGGTATGAGTTCCCTGTAGGGAGGTGAGAACTGGTCCTGCCGCTCCCAAGTCTGGGATAACAAGTCTTTCCAGACCGCTACCCATTTCATGTAATGTACCAGTACCGACAAATCGTCTGACTGGATTTGTTAATGCCTGAGCATTAATATCAAATAGTCCGTTACCAAGAGCTCCAATAACAGCGGCAATAGCTTCTCCACCACTTAGTTTTCCAATAGGACCAAATGGTACAATATCTCCTATGGTTGTAATTAATCCCCAATAATTTGGATTGAAGTTATCTGCGTCCGTCTCGTCAATAGGAGTTGACGTAATATTTCCATAGTCAAGCGACTGTCCCACCGATGCGGTGATATCACCGTTATCGATAGGAACAAAAACATCTACTTTTGTTGAGTCGTAGACGAAGGTCGCCATAAATTAATTATTCTCCATCTAATAAAAAAGGGTTTGCCTTAATAATAAAGCAAACCCCACATAAAATGTATTTATCGTTTTGAAATCAGTCGAGTGCGACGTTCAAGGTAATCTTGATTTGGTCACCGTTGTTCTGAATGTTGTAAGGACCGTTTGTGAATCTCTCAGCGTACATAATTGAACTGTAGAGAGTCGCAGTGTTAAGTCCAAGAACACCGTTAGATGTAGCAGTCATAGATGGAGTTGTTGTAAACTCATCTGCGTTAGGTACATCGAATACTGTATAAACGTTAGACTCAAGAGTCGTGTTACCAGTACCAGCGTTGATGTAAAGGATATCTCCTTTTCTAAGTCCGTGGTTAGCGAAGTTGATTCTACCGAAACTAAATGTAACCGATGGGTCGGTTGCAGCCTGGATGTTATCCACAAGTGGTTTATCAATATAAACAACTTGCAATGCTCGGTCAATACCGATAATTCTAGTTCCAGTAGCAATACCCAAGTTACCAGCAACATACTGACCAAGTGTTAGGTCATTAATAGTTACCTGAGGGTCAACAGTGAAGTAAGAGTTACCAACAACACCAATACATGGGTCAGTGTTATTACCCTTAGTTACGGTTGTTCCGATACCTACACCAGCACCATGTACAACACCCTGTACTGCAACAGGCATGTTGTTTGCTCTAGTTACATAGTAACCGTAGATGTTACCAGCAGGTCCAGTGAAGGTGAAAGTCTGTTCTGGGTAGGTTGCGGTTGTACCACTACCAACGTTCTTAATTACCCAACGGGATCCGTTAAGGAGAATACCATACTGTTGAGTATAGTCTTGATCTGTTCTGTTATTTACACAGTTAGGATAACCTGTGTTTGCGGTAGTTCCATAACCGTTTACGTTACCGTCGATATATGGCTCAAAATAAGCCGTAGCGGTAGGAACATCACCCTCAGCTGGAGTGGTATTACTCGTAAAAAGTTTAAGAACTAGATTTCTAGGTGAAGTATCCTCTAGGTCTGCGACGAAGTTATTCTGAGCGATCAGATAACGCAGCGACTCAATTTCACCAATATTAGGAACTAGTAATGCCATCGAAACAACTCCTCGTAAGGGATTAGACTTTTAAGAACTATCTTTATTTATAATTTTAATTTTAGAGAGATTAGGAATCTCCTGATACCTGTCACGCTAATGACTTCAAAATCGAGAATATCTCCAGCCACAATTGAAGTATCCCAGTTATTTAGTACATCATCAAAGTATTTATTAGAGTTAGATAGTATCACTCTATTTCCACCAGTGATAGTAGTAAAAGTGGGGTAGTCATTGAAGTTTGATTTTGAAATCTCAAAAGCAACATTTCCTGTCTGGTCAGACAGAACTTTAATAGATTCAATTACTCCACTAACATCTAGAGTAATTTTACCCTTGCTCCCAGCTAACATTGGTGTACTACCACTGTCAATAACATAATTCACTGACCTGGTAAGATCAGCTGCTGTGGCCAAAGCAATCATGAAGACATTATCACTAGAAGCTGGAGGCTGAGTGAAAATGATTTTATCGCCTGAAATGGTATAATCAGCAGTTGGTTGCAACAATAGATTGTTTTTAGAAACAATTAGTTGCTGATTATTATTGGGAACATAGGATTGTCCCTGATCTGTCAGAGAAAACGTTACGCCAATACCATTAAAACCAGTAAGGTTATCTAATACAATATTTCCATATTGAATAGACTTACTTGGAATTTCATAATCAACACCGACACTATATTGGCCAGGTTGATTAAGTGTTACTAAGTAATCT